GTATGAGTTGGAAACTCAAAAGCAAGATACTTTAAAGGAGTATTTTAAAAAGGGTGTTGGTGTTGATGAAATACCACACGAAGAGTTAGCGAGTTATTTATCTGCTGACTTACATGCAACTCAACAGTTGTCTGATAGAATATATAGAAAACTAAATACAGTTGAGTATAGTTCTCTAATGGATACAGTCTATCTAACAAATAGAGTTGCAGTTACTTTGGGAAGAATATACCAAAGAGGTTTCAAAGTAGATGTATCAAAGTTAGATGAGGTACGAGTTGAGTTTGAAAAAGAGAAACAACAAATTGAGGATAGACTAAACCAACAAGTAAAGAATTTAATGGGAGATACACCTATTAATTTAAACAGTCCTGAGCAAATGTCTTGGGTTATCTACAGCAAGAAACCTGTAGACAAAACTATGTGGGCAAATAACTTTACACCATACATGGATGTACAAGAGTATAAAGATAAAGTGAGTGAGTATTCAGATACATTGTACAAAACACAAGCAGTAAAGTGTGATGAGTGTAATGGAGAAGGATACATAAGAAAGGTAAAGAAAGATGGTAGTTTATACTCTAAACCAAACAGGTGTAATCATTGTAATACTTTTGGCTACTTATTTAACCCTACGAAATCTATAGCAGGGTTGAAGTTTTCAGCACCTAATGCTAAATGGATTAGTGCTAATGGTTTTACAACCAATAAAGCATACTTAGATATATTACGTAATGTAGCTAAGAAAAATAACTTAACTGATGCAGTAAACTTTCTAACTGACTTACAAAGATTGTCAGCATTGGATACTTATTTATCATCTTTTGTTGAGGGCATAAGTACACATGTTAAACCTGATGGTAAACTTCATGTGAGACTACTGCAACACAGAACTGCAACAGGTAGGTTTAGTGGTGCTGACCCTAACATGCAGAACATGCCTAGAGGTGGTACGTTTCCTGTAAAGAAAGTGTTTGTATCACGTTGGGAAGGTGGCAAGATACTTGAAGCTGACTTTGCACAGCTAGAGTTTAGAACGGCTGCCTATTTATCACAAGATGAAATAGCAATAAAGGAGATTAAAGATGGTTTTGACGTACATTCATACACTGCTTCTGTCATTACGGAATCAGGTCAGAAGACTTCTAGGCAAGAAGCCAAAGCCCATACCTTTGCCCCTCTATATGGAGCAACAGGATTTGGGAGAACGAATGCTGAAGCTAAATATTATGAACAGTTCACACAAAAATACAAGGGAGTCGCATCATGGCATTCCAGATTGGCTAAGGAAGCTTTAGAAACAAATATGATAACTACACCATCAGGTAGGCAGTTTGCATTCCCTAATGTAGAGAGAAGAATGAATGGAACTGTTTCATACTTTACTCAGATAAAAAATTATCCTGTGCAATCTTTTGCTACTGCTGATGTAGTGCCATTAGTTTTAATAGAAATAGATAAAGCACTTGACAGATATAATTCTTGTGTGGTAAATACTGTACACGACTCTATAGTAATAGATATTCACCCACAAGAAACGGAAGATGTATTGAATATCATTCGCAATATGAATAGGACATTGAATAACTTGATTAATATGACATTTAAAATAGATTTTAATGTGCCTCTTTTATTAGAAGCGAAGATAGGAGATAATTGGCTTGACACAAAAGATGTGTCGTGATATAACTATGGTTCTTTTGAAAGGAGAAATATATAAATGAATGAAATAACAACTATAAGTACAGATAATTATGCAACAATGGCTAAGGCTATGGGATTGCCTACAACATCTGGCGAGAAAAAGACCAATGTCCTAAATAGATTTAGACTTTGGCATCAGCCTACTATGGGTACAGATACTAACAGCCAAGGTAAAGAAATAAAAACTGAGGTTGTTGAGGGTGGCTCATATAGATTGGAACAAGTAGGAACTCCTTCTACATTTTACTTTTCTAAGAAAGTAAAGTTCAGACCTTTTATGCAAAGATTTATGTATAAAAAATGGATACAATACAAGAATCCTAAAGAAGGAGAAAAGAAGGGATACTATATAACTTCTATTTTATCTGACAATCTGAATATTGACTTAAAGGATGATGCAGGAACTTTTAATTGTGGTAAACCTGCAGGATACGTTGAGGATTTTCAATCCCTTCCTGACTCTGTTAAAAAATCTATAATAGATGTAAAGCGATTCAGAGTTTTATTTGGTGTAGCTACTTTATTGAAGCCTATAAAAGCTTCTGACGGAAAGGAAGTAGAGCAAGAGTTAGGAAGTTTCCCTGCTATTTGGGAAGTAACTAATAATACTGACTATAAAGCTTTAGGGAAAGTATTTACTAAGTTTGCTCAGATGGAAAGATTACCATTACAACATAATATAGACTTAGGTGAACCTATCCCAAATAAAAGTAATAATGGTAGTACTTATTACACTTCTAGTGTTGGTCTAGATGTTACAAGTAAGTTGGACATAACTGAGAATGACCACAAAGTATTCGCCGACTTTATGGATTGGATAAAAGTTCATAATGATGGGATAGTTTCCAAATGGGATGAAGCAGTTGCTGAAAGACAGAATGAGATGTCAGACGAAGATATGCAAACTGTTGATGATTTTATAGACGTGGATATGGAATCAGAAAATGCCTAATCCCACTCACCCTGCAGAACTCTTAGTGCATCAGTATATGTCTGATGCATTAAGTGGTAAAACTGAAATGCCTGACTCTGTAATAGAACAGGTAGGCAAGGATGTAATGGATGCACTAAGAAAGCAGTTCGGCAGTGGTGAGAGTCGTAAAGACTTTAGGTTACGTATGTCAAACTTAGGTAGACCTACTTGTCAATTGTGGTTTGAGAAAAATAAACCTGAACTTGCTTCAGCTAAACCTAACAACTTTATGATGAACATGATGTTGGGAGACATAGTTGAAGCAGTATTCAAAGGTTTACTCAAGGCATCAGGAGTTAAATATGAAGACCCTGAAAATGTAGAATTAGAAGTTGATGATACAAAAATAAATGGTACTTACGATTTAGTTATTGATGATGCGGTTGACGATATAAAGTCTGCTTCAAGTTGGTCTTACGATAATAAGTTTGAATCTTTTGAAACATTGAGTCAAGGTGATGCCTTTGGTTATATAGCACAATTAGTTGGTTATGCTAAAGCTTCCAATAAGAAAGTTGGGGGTTGGTGGGTAGTCAACAAAGCTAATGGTAAGTTTAAATATGTATCAGCTAAAAACGTAGATGCTACAAAAGAGATGAACAAAATTAAAGCCACAGTTCAAAAGGTTAAAGAAAATAAATTTGAACGATGCTTTGAACCTGTAGAAGAAACATTTAGGGGTAAACCTACAGGCAATAAAGTCTTAGGAACTAATTGCAGTTTCTGTGACTATAAAAATTCTTGTTGGGAAAACTTACAAGAATTACCATCTGTAATGTCTAAGGCACAGTTCCCTAAAGTTGTGTCTTATGTTGAGTTAAGAAAGGAGTACGTAAATGAGCAAGTCACTTAACGAACTAAAAGCCAATATTGAAGAAATGGAAAAGCAACTAGCTGAAGCTAAAAAAGAATATCGTGAAATGCGTACAGCAGGTTTGCGAGATGCTATAGAAGCTAGGAAAGCAGCCGATGAAGCAGTAAAAGAAGAGCTAAAGAACTTAGGTTATTCTAATACATATTCATACAGCAACCCATTTATATCTTGGCGAAACTTCTAGGTGTCTCCTCATAAAATAAGAAGAGATGCGATAAAGCATGGGTATAGGAGTGGATTAGAACATAAGCTGTCTATCTATCTTGATGAATTAAAACACAACTATCTTTATGAAGAAATTAAGATAGAGTGGGAAGATTTATCATACAGAACCTATACCCCTGACTTTGTTTTAAACAATGGTATTATTATAGAAACAAAAGGTAGGTTTCTAGCAATTGATAGAAGAAAACATTTAGCTATTCAGAAACAGCATCCTAAGTTAGATATTAGATTTGTATTTACAAATAGTAGAAGTAAACTAAGAAAGGGTGCTAAATCTACATATGCAGATTGGTGCATTAAATATGGTTTTAGATATTATGATAGGATTATTCCTGAAGATTGGTTAAAAGAAAAAGGTAAAAATAAACATCCTAAATTTATAAAATTTATGGGTACTAAAGTAAGGAGAAAATAATGACAATAAATTATAATAACAGAGGTAATCAATTTTTTATAGAAATAGTTCCTAACATTACAGATAAAGGAAAATTTACAGGCGAGTATTACTTGCAGATAAGTGCAAGAAAAACTAATATAGATAAAGAAAGCTACGAAAAATTAGAACAGATATGTCAACTAGGATGTGCCGCACTAAGTTTGATGGAACAAGAAGAAGAATTTAAGGAAAACTTAATTGATTATATGATGTCACCGCCTGAAATTGATAACGATAATGAACCTACAAAACCAACAATCAAAGATATCACAGAAAATGTAATAACTTTAGAATTTAATAAGGAAATAAAGCATTGACTTATGTTAATAAAAAGAGTACAAAAGATATGAGACACTTAGAATACATGGC